TCAGCGCCGATCGTCGCTGGCCCTGCACGCCCATGCCTGCTCGCGCAGTACGACGTAGTCGCTCATCATCTCCGCCAGCACCGAGCGCTCCGGCAGCAGCAAGAGCTCGTCGGCCGCACGCGCCTGGAGACCGCGACTGTACTCCACGACCGGCGGGCATGCAGAGATGCCGCCCGTCTCAGAACCGGCCGTCGCGCAGCCGCTTAGCAAGCTCGTCGCGATCACGAGGGCGGCGCGCCGCCGCTTCCAGCATCTGGCGTTGGACATCATTGGCTTTCTCCGCGGTCGCAAGGCGTTCGGCGAGGCGTCCCGCTCGCTCGCCGGACCGCCGAAGCGCAAGCAGGAACAGGAGCACGGCGAGGACGATGGCGCCGTAGCGCGGCGCTGCCCGCATCCACGGGCCGGCGGCGAACCCGCTCAGGAGCGCGGCGATCACCGCCGCCCCCGCTTCCAGTCGTCGAGCCGGGCGTAGATCGTGACCGCGATCCCGAAAAGCGCCACGGCAATGAACACCCAGCGCAGCGTGTCGAGATACGGGACCAGCGGCAGGATTGCGGATTGGGTCTCGGCCAACACGGTCTTCGCCACCTCGACCCCGGCCGCGCCCAGCGTCGCGACACCAGCAGCGCCGCCACCCTTCATGGTGCGGCTGTCGGCCAGCACTTCGCGGGCGGGCGGCGTCTCGGCGGCGAAGACCGTCTCCCGGACCGGGAACCTCTCACCCCACTGGCGCGCGGGGCCGAGGTCGACATGCATGAACCCCGAGCGGGGGTAGAAGCCGAAGCCGAGGAACCCGACCTCTCGCGCCGCCGCCTCGAAGGCCACGGGATCGTGGTTCGCCATGGCGATGTCGAAGGCGGCGCCGTCCATGTGCTTTGACCGGGTCGCGCCGCCGACGGCACGGTTGTGCTCGGGGCTGCGATAGGCCGAGCGGACGATCAGCGGCTTGCCCAGCCGGTCACGCAGCGCCTGCAGCTTGTCGAGCGCAGCTTCGTTGACCAGCAGCTTGCCCGTCCCTCGGCAGGCGATCTCGGCGGGTGAGAAATTCGGCCAGCGCCAGGCGCTCTCCGGCACGTCGCGCCAATGATTGTGGAATGTCGTCGTCATGGGGTCCTCCGAAAACGAGTTTCCGGCCCCTCGCAGGGCTCGGTGCGTTCGCCGCTCGGGAAGGTCCACTGGACCTTCCCGTCTGCCTGTCAGGCAGACCACGGCTCACCCCGCCACGAGGGCGGGTCATTGCGGGCCGATGAATGGGGATGGTGCGCGGCTACGGGCTGCCGCCGAAGATCTTCAGCTTGATGGCGATGCCGGCGAGCAGCGCCAGCATGACGCCAGTGGTGATCATGCGAACGGCGGTCTGCATGGCGGTGCGGCGCACCAGCCGGATGCAGTCGACCAGCGAGCGCAGATCGCGGATGTCGAGGGCCGCCTCGTCGCCGTCGAGGCCGACATCGGCCAGCGCGCGCTTCGCGCCTTCCTCGGCCGCCCGGGTCAGGATCGCCTCGAACTCGGCGTCAGGCATACGCACGAAGCCCTCGGATCGGGGTGGTGTCATCGGATCCTCCTTCCGCGGCTCAGCCGATCTTGCAGCCCCAGAAGGACGTGTGGTCGGCGGCGAAGTAGCCGTCCGCGACCCGGAAATACCCCTGCAGCTCGACGGTATCGCCCGCGTTGAGCGGCATCATGGTCTGCAGCCAGATCGCGGTGGCGAGCGAGACATGGGTGGCGGAGATTTCGCCGAGGGAGCCGCGGATTTCGGTCGTGCCGTTCAGCACGAGCCGCCCGCGCATGCGGGCCGTGGCGCTGGCGTTGATCTTGTAGAGCAGCGTCGCGCCGAAGAGGTAAGTGCCGTCCACCGGCGCCACGAAGTGGTTGTTCGCGGCGTCGAAAGCCCCCTGGTCGTTGTGGTCGGTGTTGTTGAGGCCGATCTTCGTCCAGGTCCCGACGCCGACGTAATTGTCGTAGTTGGTGTAAGCCTTGAACCGGGGCAGACGGGGCTGGTCGACGATGCCGGTGGCGTTGTCGACGCTGAGCCCGTCGAAGAAGGTGCTGCCGTCGGCCGAAACCGCGAGCCGGAAGCGGTCGGAGCCGAAGAGCCCCACCAGCGCCTTGGTGACGAAGCCGGTCTGGAGCGTCAGGCCGAGATCGTCGCCCGCGGCCTCCTTGTTCATGGTGTAGAACAGATCGCCGGTGCCGCCCTCGGCCACGGTCTTTGCTGTCCAGAGCGCGGCGTTGAGCTTGGCCGAGAACGGGTTCGATGCGTCGGCTGTGGTGCCGAGCCCGAGCAGCGCCATGTTCTGCAGCGCGTCCGGCGTGCTCCCGACCCAGCCTGCGCCGTCATAGACCAGCAGCACACCCTCGTCCTCGACCCATGCCCGCCAGCCGGTGCGCGGCGGCAGGCGCAGCCAGGCGCCGTCCGTCCAGAGCGCCACGTTCAGGTCCCATCCCGCCCAGTCGCCCGTCGCGCCCGAGGCGACGATGTAGCGGTCGCCATCGGCAGGACTGGCCGGGGGGGCTGTCTGGTCCCGATCAAGCACCGAGAGCTGGACGAGCCCGTCGAGGATCCGCAGCGCCTCGTTGTGGGTGACGTGCTTCTGGGCCTGCGCCGCCAGGATGTAGGGCAGCAGGAGATGGGTCGTGGCGTCGGACATGGGAAGGGCCTTCAGAGTATCAGCGTGACGGTCTTGGGCGCACCCCGCCCGACGAGGGCGGAGAGCTGGTAGATGCGGATGTCGAGCGTGTCGCCGGGGCCGAGCGGTCCCCCCCCAGTCGGCAGTTTGCTGGGCGATGGTGTAGAGCGCGCTGGTCGTGGTCGTGCTCAGCACCCGCTTCACGGATGCGCCGTCGAGGATCTCGACCTCATTGGCTTCCAGTTCCTCGGCCAGCGGCACCTCAAGCCCGCCCCAGCTGTCGGCCGCCAGCGCGCGGGACCGGCGCGTCCAGCGGATGGTGAGATCGCCGGGACTGCGCGGCTTGCGCCACGGCTGCTCCACATGGGCCACAGAGAACGGACGCAGTCCGATGCCCTCGGGCGTGAAGGCCTGCGCCACGTAGGTCTCGTCGCTGACAGGGCGGCTGGCCGGACCGATGCGCCAGTTCCACGGAATGCCGAGATCGGCCTCGGCGATCGGCAGTGTCGCTAGCGCGGTGTCCAGCACGACGACCCGCGCCCCCGCAGGCGCCGGATTGCCCATCGCACCCTCGGTGCCGCGCTGACACCGCAGCAAGCGGGTCAGCCGATACCGGCCAGGCGCCAGCAGTTCGGCAGCACCCGCCTGGACGATCTCCCAGACGCCGGGCGCGCTCTCGATGGCCAGCGCGTTCGCCCCGCCGAACAGCGTCAGGTCGGTGACACTCTCCAGCGTGCCGGTCAGCAAGTCGACGACAAGCGCATTGCCGAGGTCGAAGCGCGACGTCGGCCCCGTGTAGAAGTCCGAGACCAGCGAGCCGAGCCGGGCCCGCGTGCCGAAGCTGGTGAGCAGCTCGAAGCCATCGGTCGAGGGGCTGCGGAACACCGCCATCTCGCCCGGCCAGGGAACCGCGTGCGCCGCAATGAGGGGCCGATGCGCCGGCTGGTCCTCGGTGAGCTGCGGCAGGTCCAGCAGCACCGCATCCGGCGCGCCGAACACCACGGCCCGCGTCAGCGACGCCGACCGCGGATCGCCTGGCGGCAGATCGTAAGTCGCGCGGTCCTGGCGGACCGCCTCGATGCCGCGCGCCTCGGCGTCGGCGATGGAGACGAGCCGCAGATCGACAAGCCGCCCGTCATGCTCCAGCCGGATCGCGTCGGCCGGATCGAGCGCGAGGCGTGATGGCGGCAGACGGAACGCCGCCGTTTCACGCCCCACCCACGCCTCCATCAGCGCACGGCGGCAGCGGCGTTCGGCCTCCTCGGGCGGCACGGCCATCGGGAAGGACTCGGACGCGATCCGGGTGGTGTCCACGGTGATGCGACGCGCCTCGACGAGGGCCGCGTCGTAATCCTCATCGGCGCGGGCGATCTGCCACTTCAACGCCTGCGGCAGTTCCGTTTCCTGGCCACGCGTCAGTTCCAGCACGTCGCCCTCGCGGGCGGCCACCAGATCGTCGGGTGCGAGGGTCGCGACGGAGGCCCGGCCGCGCATGACGAAGCGGATCACCCCTTCGGTCTCCACCGCGTCGAAGCCGAAATGGCGCGACAGCGTGGTGATCGAGGCGCGAGGGCTTTCGAGCGCCGTGATGGCGTAGCCCTCCACCGCGCCCCAGAGGCCGCTGACATCGATCCTCGCCTCGGGCAGCCCGGCGCGCAGGCAGAGATGCCGGACCAGCGCGGCCAGCGACACCGCGCCGAGCCGTCCCGTCAGCCAGTGGCCGAGTCGCCAGTTCGCTCCGTCGGTCCAGACGTCGGTCAGCGCCGGGAAGAAGGGATAGGGCCGCGCATCCCAGGTCCAGGCGGCACATTCGGGGACGTGCACCATCCGGTCGCCGTAGACCGCCGAGAGCGGGTTGTTGGCGGCCTCACCCCACCAGAGATAGGTCGCCTCTAGATAGGCGCGTTGGATCGCATCGTCCCGCCAGCCCCGCGAGAAATGCGGCGTGAAACTCTCCGACGACTTCGGGTCGAAGAAGACATTGGGCTGGTTGGTGCCCCGATCGATGGCAGGACAGCCCAGCTCGGTGAACCAGATCGGCTTCGACTGCGGCGCCCACGCCGTCGGCGTCGCGCTCTCCACCCCGCCCGGGCGGTTGTAGTGCGCGTTCGACCACCAGGCGCGCAAATCCTTGTAGCGGAAGACCCACGGCTTTCCGGCGCCGCCGTCCGTGATCGGGGTGCGCACCTGCGCGGAGCGGTCCGCTGCGCTGGCATAGAACCAGTCGAAGCCTTCGCCGCCGGCGATGTTCGCCTGCAGATAGCCCCGGTCGTAGATCGCGGGCCAGCCCTCGGCAGCGTCGAGATGCTCGAAGCCGTCCCGCCAGTCGGAGAGCGGCATGTAGTTGTCGATCCCGATGAAATCGATCTCCGGATCGGCCCAGAGCGGATCGAGATGGAAGAACACATCGCCCGAGCCGTCGCCCGGCTGGTGCCCGAAATACTCCGACCAGTCGGCGGCGTAGCCGATCTTGATCCCCGACCCGAGGATCGAGCGCACATCCGCAAGCAGGTCCCGATAGGCCTGCACCGCCGGATAGGTGGCAGCGCCCGAGCGGATCGTCGTCAGCCCCGGCATCTCGGTGCCGATGAGGAACGCATCGACACCGCCCGCCGCCGCGCAAAGATGGGCGTAGTGCAGCACCATGCGGCGCAGGCCCCAGTCGCCGGGCGTGCCTGTCCACGAAACCGTCTGACCCGAGACGCTGAAGCTGGCGAGCGTGGCCGCACCGAACAGCGCCGCGACCTGGCTTGCCGCCGTGGCGGTCTTGTCCACGGTCCCTGCAAACCCCGCTGCAGGCGAGCAGGTGATCCGCCCCCGCCAGGGGAACGCGGGCTGACCCGCCTCCGCGGCGTTATCGGAATACGGGTTCGGCAGGCTGTTGCCGGGCGGCACATCCATCAGGATGAAGGGATAGAAGGTCACGCGCAGCCCGCGCGCCTTCATCTCCTGGATTGCCTGCACCACCGCGAAGTCGGACGGCGTGCCGCCATAGACCGGGCGGCCCTCTTCGTCGCGGCTGACGAGGAAGGCATTGGCGCGGCTGACGCCGTTCACCGACCAGCTGGCGGGGGTGGTCGACTTGGCCGACACCTCGACGCCCGGCCGCACCTTGCACGATCCCGCGCGCAGGTCGTCGCCGAACCAGGCCACCACGAGGCTGACGCTCTCGACCGCCGGGGCCATCGCCTGCAGCCGGTTCAGCGCCTCCACCATGTCGGTGGAGTCGGCCAGCGCGTTCAGGTTCTCGGGCACCGTCGCGCCGCCATCGGTCTTGCGGATCGCCTGCGTCGCATAGGTGAACTCGCCCGAGGCCGGGATCATGGTGACGGCGCGGGTCAGCCCCTCGGCAGTGTCGGGATCGGCGAGCGGGCGGAAGACCTCGAAGGAGAGCTGCGGCAGGCGGTTGCCGTAGGTCGAGAGCGCCAGTTCCTCGAAGACCACATAGGCGGTGCCGCGATAGGCGGGCGTGCTGGCCGCGCCCATCCTGGCCGCGATGAACGGGTCCGCAGTCTGCGTCTCGTCTCCGGGGTACCAGCGCCAGGTGACGCCGGAGAGGTCCATCGGCTTGCCGTCGGCCCAGATGCGGCCGATGCCGGTGATCGGGCCCTCGCAGAGCGCCACGGCGAAGGAGGCGTAGTACAGATACTCGGTCGTCTTGACCTTGCCGCCCCCGCCGCCCTTGCCGCCGCCCTGCGTTGTGGTCTTCGTCTCCTCGCGAAAATCCGTCGCCCAGATGATGTTGCCGCCCATCCTCATGCGCCCGTAGAGCCGCGGGATGACCGCGCCCTCGGTGGCCGAGGTGATCCGCAGCGTGTCGAGCCGCGCGCCCTCGATGCGCTGTGTGGGCGCCAGCGACGAGATGATCCAGCTGTCGACGACCGAGCCGATGCTGGAGCCGATGAAACCGCCGATGGTCGCGGCGCTCACGCCCAGGATCGCGCCGCCGATCGAACCGCCAATGGCGGCGCCAGCGGCACCGAGAACGAGGGTGGCCATGTTCGGGTCTCAGCGTTGCGGGAACAGGAAGGCGAAGGCGATGCGCCGCCGCCAGGATGGGGTGAGCGGTTCCTCGATCACGCCGAGCCGCTCGTAGGCGTGGAGGAAGGTGTCAGGTCCGGTCAGGATCCCGACATGCTTGGCGATGGCGCGCGGCTTCATGCGGAACAGCAGCAGCGCGCCGGGACCGGCTGTCGCCGGTTCCACCTCGATCATCATGCGCCGCGCGCCCTCGGCCAGCACCTCCCGCGGGCCGGTCTCGCCCCAGTCCCGGCTGTAGGGCGGGATCGGGAACGGCTCGGGGCCGACGACCTCGCGCCAGACGCCCCGCGCCAGCCCGAGGCAATCGCAGCCGACACCGCGCAGGCTGGCCTGATCATGATACGGCGTTCCGAGCCAGGACCGCGCAATGGTGATGACGTGCTGGGGATCAGCGGCGTTCACAGCACCGACCCCTCGTGCCCGCCGTCCTTCGTGGCGTAGCGCAGCACGGCATCCTGGCCCGGGATGTGCGGGAAACCCCGGAAGTTGACGGTGTTGGCGAACTTGGCGCCGCAGGTCTCCATGCGCTTGTCGCAGCCCGCGCGGATGGTGAAGGCGTCGCCCTCGGCGATGGACCGCACCGGCGCCTCGAGCAGGGTCAGGATCGCGACGCCGTCCGTCACGTCATGGCCCAGCACTTCCGCGCGACGCCCCGCATTCGCGTCGCTCGTCCATTCGATGGTGCCGAAGGTGAACCAGCCGGAAGCGAACCCGCCGAGCCCCGAGGCGGTGAAGGCCCTGTCGCGCAGGAGATCGATGACGGTGCCCGTGCCCTTGTAGGCGGAATCCTCCAGGTCGACGCCGCAGCGGGCGTCCCCTAGCGCGGCATCGCAGGTCGCCTGGAAGGTCCGCCCGACTGTCTGGCCCAGCACATGCGCGAGCGAGCGGACCTCCGCGACGAAGGCGAGCCGCCCACGCCGGATCTGGCCTATCGCCCCGCGCCGCATCAGCACGCGCTGACCCGTGTCGGCCCAGTTCACCCGCCAGACCTCGACCTCGGCATTGTCCCAACGCCCATCGAGAATGTCGGTTTCGGTGATCCGGTCGGAGGTCAGCACGCCCTCGGCGTCCTGCGCATCCACCGACAGGTCCGAACCGGAACGGACCTCCGAGGCGGTCAGCCCGCTCTCGGGTTCGAAGTCCGTGCCGTCGAAGCTCAGCGTCCGGTCGTGGTCGGTGAAACCAAAGGTGACTCCATCGGCGCGGGTGATCCGCCAACACCAGGCGAGCGTCGTCGTGCCCTCCTCGAGATAGGCCTGCAGGGCGGGGTCGAGGGTCTTCATCGGCGCAGTTCCAGAAGCGGGATGGAGGTGATCGAGCCGAGCCGCTCGAGGTCGAGCGTCACGTCGAGCGCGTCGGTGTCGAAGCGGACCGGCACGTCGAAGTCGAAGCCTGCGGTGATCGCGACGCCAGCGCTCGGCGCGGCGCTGAAGGTGACGACGCCGGTGGCGATGTCGACCGACCAGCCGGAGGGCTGATCGACGCCTGACAGCGCGATGCGCACGCTGCCCGCCACCGGCTTGGCGATGGCGCGCGTCCAGGATTGCGCGCCCGAGGCGTAGCGCTTCACCAACTGGAAGGCGGTCATCGCGCCGTCGCCGGTGCCAATGATCTGGTCGGTCGGCGCCGGTGTGCCCGAGGGCAGGCAGGACTTGTGGTCGCCCCAGTCCTTGAAGCGGAAGCCATGGAGGCGACCGTTCCGCGCCTCGAAGAAGGCGACGACGGCGGCGAGATCGTCGGCGCGGCGGATGCCATAGGCGACATCGTAGCGGCGGCGCGAGTTGGCCCAGCTGGCGTTGCGTTCCTCGTCGCCGGAGGCGAGCTCGACGATCTGCGTGCGCCGCTCCGGCCCGCCGCGTGCGCCGCGGCTGATATTGTCGGGGAACCGGACCTCGTGAAACGCCATCACATGCCCCTCCGGCCCAGCGACACGGCGCGGGCGATGTCCGCCGCGACTTGCGTCCTCGATTGCCGGAAGCTCTCGGCGTCCCGCGCCATGATCGTGACATTGACCCCGCCGCCTGCGCCGTAGCTCTGCGCCTCCCGCCGCGACAGCACGCGCTCGCCGCGTTGCAGGATCGCGGGCACCTCGTCGTGGCGAAGCCCGGCCATGCCGCCGCCATGCATCCGGGGCGCCCCGGCGAAGGCGAGCGCCGGCACCATACGCGCCGGGCCGGCGGCGCCGACCATGCCGCCGGCATGCAGGATGTCGGCGAAGATGCCGCCTGCACCGCCAAGCGCACCGGACAGCGCGTTGGCGATCGGCCCGAGGATGAAGCGTCGCGCCGCCAGCTGGGCGAGGTCGGCAATCATCGACGTGACCATGTCGCGGAAGTCGAGCTTGCCGGTCTTTACGAAGTTGCCCACGGCCGTCTCGGCGGACTGGAAGGCGCCGACAAGGCTCTGGCCGATGTCGCCACCGATGTCGCGGGCCTTGCTGGCGTAGTCGGAGAGTGCCGTCGTGACCGCCTGCCAGCCGGTGACGGCCGCCGCGGTGTCTGGCTCCGCCGCAGCGGCAGCAGCCCCGGCCGCCGCACCGGCACCCGTAGCGGCACGTCCGGCATCGCCGAGCGCTGTCTCCAGCCGCTCGGCTGCGCCCGTGGCCTCGGTCAGCGCATCCGCACTGGCCTCGTCGGTGCCGCGCACCGCGTCACGCAGCGCCTGCCAGCTTTCCAGCGGGGCGCGAGCCCCTTCGGCCAGATCGCGCGCGGCGCCGCGATAGACGTTGGCCGACTCGAGCGCGCGGGCGGCCGCGTCCGTGAGCCCGAGATCGGGCGCGGCGAACGGGTTGTCCTCGAAGGCCCGGTCGAAGGCCGCCTGCGCCGCCGTGGTCGCTGCCGTCGCCGCGCCATCGAAGCGGTTCTCGATCTCGCCGAGGTCGAGGTCGGGCACCAGCGAGATACGGCGCTCCGACCCGAGCGCTTCGAGCCCCTGGTTGATCCCGCCGATGAAGCCGTTGATGCGCGAGACCACGCCGTTCAGCATCGCCTCGACGCCGTCGACCAGGCTGTTGGCCGCCTGGAACGCCAGGTCGCCGATAGCGGCGGGCAGCAGACCCCAGATCGCCTTGATCGCCTCGTAGGCGCCTTCGAAGGTGTTCGCGGCCGTGTTGCCGAAAGCCACGACGCTCTCGATGGCGCTCTGCATGCCCGACGCGGCGTCGGCCTTCAGGTCGAAGAACATCGCCGTGGCGGCCGCGCCCGCCGCAGCCGCGCCCATCTTGACGCGTTCCCAGACCTCGACGGCGAGGTCTTTCAGGAGCGACATGGCCTCGCCAAAGCCGCCCGCGCCGGAGACGAGGCGGGTGAACTGGTAGACGAGCTCGCCCGCGCCGACGATCAGCGCGCCGATGCCGGTGCGGATCAGCGCGCCGCGCAGGACGACCAGCGCTGTGGCGAGACCACGGACGGAGAACGCGGCGGCGGCCATGCCCGCCACCCAGCGGCCCGCGAGGAAGGCGGCGAATGTGGCGGCGTAGGTGGTCAGGCGGCCGATGTTGTCGAAGAGGCCGCGGATCGCGATGCCGAGCGGGCCCGTGCGGCTCGCGACCGCCGCCATGGCATTCGCGACGGCTTCGAGCGCCGGGGCTGCGGCAACCGCCAGCTGGTTTGACAGCCCGCGCCAGATCAGCCCAAGCCGGGAGATCGCGTCGTTCGTCCGCTCGATCTGGTCGGCATCCTGCTCGGATACGACGACACCGAAGGCGAGAACGTCCTCCGTCGCCTGGCGCAGCGTCGCGGTGTCGATCCGCGACATGGCGATGGAGCCTTCCTCGCCGAACAGCTGGCCAGCGACAGCCGCGCGCTCTGCGGCGGGCACGAAGCTTTCGATGGCCGCGTTGATGGCGCCGACCCGCTGGTCCAGCGGCAGGGCGATCAGCTCATTGGCCGAGAGCCCGAGCCGGTCCAGCGCGTCGGCCGCGGGGCCGGTCCCGGCGGCCGCCTGGCTGAGACGGCGCGTCAGGTCCTTCGTCGCCTGCTCGATGCCGGACATCGACACGCCCGCCAGTTCGCCCGCACGCTCCAGCGTCTGGATCGAAGCCACGGTGGTGGCGAGCGACTGCGCGAGCTTGGCCTGCGCATCGACGGTCTGGAGGCCGGAGCGGATCATTGCCACACCAGCGGCGGCAGCGGCTGCCACGGCGGCGGCGGAAGCGACCCGCACGCGCCGCGAGAAGGCCGCGAGCCTCGCGTTCGCCGCTTCCATTTCGCGGCTCAGCCGTCCGAAGCCGCGCGACCCGGCCTCGCCCACGCCTTCGAGTTCGGCGCGCACCTGCCGCCCGCCCACGGCCGCGAGGCGGACGCTAACCCGTTTTTCCGCCATGGGAGTGATCCATCTGTTCGTTGAGTTTGGCGACCATCACCGCTTCGATGACGGGCAGCAGTTCGGCCATGGCGAGCGGCGGCACGCCGAGGGCGTCACCGAGGGCCAGCGCCGCCGACATGTCCCAGCCAATCACGGCGCCGGGCAGCACGCGAAGTTGGCCACCGAGACGGCCGACCAGGTCCGAGACCTGCCAGCTTTCATGCGTCAGGGGCTGGTTCAGCCGCGCCGGGCAGTCCGGGCACGTCGTTTGGCAGGCTTTGCAGTATCGCTCGCCCCCGCCGAAGGACCATTCGGCAAGGGCGCGGAGACGTTTTTTTCCTGTTCCAGCAGCAGGCCCTTCGAGACGTAGGTCAGCTGGAACGCTTCGAAGATCGGCCAGACGTCGAGCAGCGCGTCGATGGCCTGGGGGCTTGGATCGATCGCGTTGCCGTCGGCGTCGCCGATGCCCTCCCAGGCGAGCACCGCGCGGCGCGCGAGCGCTTTGGCGAAGGCCACCGCACGCTCCTCGTCGGAGGCGTCCGCGGACACGGCCTCCACCACAGGGTCACTGCGCGTGGCAACCATCAGCGCGGTGGTCAGCGGGCGTAGCTGCACCCGGACGCCCGGGCCGAGATCATGCCAGCGGGGCGCATTGGTCAGGTCGAGCGTCAGCATCAGTATTCCTCGATGTCGTTGATCAGGGTGGCAGTGCACATCCGGCCGACGATGCTGTCGCGGGCGGCCTGCCAGTCGAAGGTGGCCTGAACGCCCTGCGGCCCAGAAATCTCGATGCGCGGGCGCGGCAGGTAGACGGCGTGCACGGTGAAGGTGAAGCTCTCGCCCGAGGGCAAGACGTAGGCGAATTCCATCTCGCAGGCCTCGCCGTTGATGGCCTGCGTCACCAGCGTCTGGTCGGCGAAGCGCACCTCGATCCGGCCCGTCAGCGCGGCAATGGATGGATCCGCGCCATCGATGCGCCCGTCCGAGCGGATGGTCTCGATCCGGTCGAGGTTGTTGGCATAGGTGATCTCGGCCGAGACCACGTTACCGAGCGCCGAGCCGTTGCGGGTGATCGCCCCGTTGAAATGGCCGAAACGCTTCAGCTCCAGCGCCGCCGGTGTGCCCGCACTCGTCGTGGTGCCGACCGTCTCGCCCTGCGCTACCAGCCGCGCCGTGGCAGTCAGCAGGCCCGAGCGCTGCATCTGCCAGGTGATCTGGTCGAGCACACAGCCGGAATACATCGCATAGCGCGGCACTTCCGGCATGCCGGTCTCGATCGACATCGAGGGCAGCGTCCAGGACCCCGACTGGAACTCGTGGCTGTACGGGGCCTCCGCGCCCGTGGTCGTGGGCGCGCCGAAGGCTGCCTTCAGCCAGAAGCCGAACGCCTCGGCGTCCAGCGGCACGACGACGTCGCCGTCGGCCGTCACGGCGTCCTT